TATCATTTTCTTTGTATACATATTTCCAACTGACTTATATGGTGTTCCAACTCGTTCCATTTTAGTAATTCCTTCTATCATCTTTTTAACAAATTGATGTCCTTTGGTGCTTGCGTATAAAGGAGATACGCGTATTTCTTCTATGGATGTTGGGTTTTCAATAAATTGTCCCCAATCATCAACAGGAACAAACAACTCATAATCATTATCAAATAATTCATCAATCGGATTAATACATATACTATCTGCTCCTGAAACTATCCCACCATATTCATATAATATCTCATATCTTATTATGTCTGCTACTCCGTGCCATAATCCTTCCTCTGTATATTGTCCTATATGTTTTTCATTTATCCATTTTCTACTATAAACTTTGTCATTATCCCATAAAATATGTTCCCAATCAGGATGTTTTTCTACCCAAGTATTAATCCATCTCGTTGGTGCTGGTTTATCTCCTACCCATATTTTATGTATAATTTTTGGTATTTTCATTCTCCTAAAAACTTAATTGCTTTTCTACCTTTATTGTTTCCAAGTCCTATTAAACTATCTTCTTCGTCTCTGTGGTCTACAAGGCAAGGAAGTGGATAGTATATTTTTTTACCGATGTTCTTAAAATACTCTTTCATTCTTTCATCATCTCTGTTGATATATTTTGGGTCTGTCATTTTATCACAGAAAGCAACCATATCTTCAACTAATTTTGTAGGAACTACTACTCCTAATGCCCAATTCAATTTCCACCATATAATATAACCATCTTTGAATCCTTGCTTCCATTTATCCCTTAACTCGCTTTGACCTTTGTCTCTTATAAATAGATTATATACATACTCATCGCCTTTTTCAACCAATTTCTCTACCTTATCTACAAAATCATTACATAGAATAACATCGTCTTGAATAACACATTGAAACTCTTTATCAGGGTCGTATGATAGCCAAGCCCTTCTTGCTGTATCCCATACTCCTTTTCCTTCATCCCAGTTAACCTTTAGGTCAGGTATATTATTTTTCAGATAAGAAAGATATTTTTCTCGCTTAGGGTGAATCATCAAAGAAAAGTTAACTTTTTTTGACATCCTTTTTTGCTTCTATTAACTCTCTTATCGCTCTATTAACAATCCTATTATATTGTAAATGAACTTTCTTTTTCTTTTTTTTGTCTGCTTCAAGTAATGCCTCTAAAGAGTCTTTTGCTTTCTGAATTAAATCTCTACTCTTTGTTGATAATACTCTACCTTCTTTTTCAATTGCTTTTTCTATTTCATCGGTTATAGAGCCATTACTTTTTGCTAATGCCAATGCGTCCATAGGAACATTAACGCAAGAAAACTCTAATAGCTCATTATCGTATAAAACTCTGTAGCCATCTTTTTCCTCTGACCTTCCGTTAGTAAATCCTACTGAAAATGAATTGAGAAATCCATCTGCGTATAATCCAAACAACTCTCTTGCCAATGCTGAGTGTTCTAAGGCAAACTGAAATACTGCTTCAAGCATTCCTTCTTGATTAACAAAAATGTCTAGTGCTTTTGCTACTGCTGGTTTTGAATGGTCGTGTCCCCATAATACAACAGGGTTCTTAATAAAGTTATCAAGTATCCAAGATTTCTGGTCTATAATATCACCACCTCTATCTGGCTTTCCTGAAGAAATAATGGCTCTCATTATTCCTTTTTCTCTGTCTATATCTTTAGTCTCGCAATTGAAGACTTTGATATACATCTGTTTTTTTATTTTTTCCATATTTTTATTTTTCATAGGAGCTTTTCTCTGGGAATCTCATCCTTAGAAATTGTGTTAAAGGTTGAAATCTGCCCATCGTATTCGTCGTTGAAATAAATGGTGCTTTTTTATACTTCTTAAAATCATCCACTGTGTAAATCTTATAGTCCTGCTCTATCTGTTCTCCTTTAATTGTTTTATAGTTGTTACAATAAAAACTTCTAATCACGCCCAAATGTTTTAACTTATACTTCTTAATTACATTATCTAACTTTTTCTTATTAAATACAATAGGATAATGAACTTCATACCAATAACCTTCTGGGAACGCATCGTAAACCTCTTTAATGTATTTATTCCAAGTGTTACTTTTTTTACCTCCTGATATCTCCCAATTATTCTGTGCTTCATACCACTCTTTTATCGTCTTATTGTAATAGTAATGTATTCTTTCTTGAGGTTGTAACATTATGAAATCATCATTACTCCATATAAAATCATCTGATATTCTCTCATCTGCTATAATCGCTTTTGCTTTTGCTAACATATCAATATGCTTAAACAAGCAATCTCTTTTTACTCCATCATCCTCCAATGTTAAGTTTATGTAGATAGCGTTGACATTTAAGAAAGATGGTCTATCGCCGATAACTATCAATTTATCAAACTTAACATATTTTTCCATACTTCTAATCGTGAATCTTATTTCTTCTTCACAAGTAGATGGGCTCTTTTTGTATAATACTACTAAATCCATTTTTTATTGTTTTATAATTCGGAATATCGGAGCTATCGCACACCTGCAATTAGGTTCATTAGGTGACATAAGTCCATTGCTGAAAGGTTTATCTACTGGAACAATTTCACCATCCATAAGTAAATGTTCATCTCTTACTCTGTCATCTAATGTTGCTATCCACTCCTTACCTTCTGCGTTAGCTTGTCTATATGCTTCAAGATTGGCTTCATTAACAACTGTGTTTGTTTCTGTTCTTGCTATTCTCTCTGCTCTATATTTATTAAAATCTAAGTATGTATCATTAACTCTTTTTGATAAATCCTTTATTGATTCTCCTGCTGTTATTCCTTCTGAGAGTGTATCAACTAATGCTAAAAATGTCGTGTCGTTCACTGATTGAGCAAAAAACAATGCCCTTTCTTCTAATAATTTTGCTATTTTAGATTGCGGCTTTTTTGCTTTCTCTATTGAAAATGGCTCCATTGATATTAACTTCATTGCGTCATCTCCTGCTTGTTTGAATATGCTGTAGTAATGGGGTAGTATCCAATCTTTGAAATCTTTAACTTGCTCTTTCAAGTTAAATATCTTTTTAATATCTGCTTTTGTTTTTGGCTTCTTTTTCTTTAATGCTTTTAATATCTTTTCCTTCTGTTCATTTTTTTTAGCAATCATCGCTTTTTCTAACTTCTCTGTCTGATTATCTATTGCTTTGTTGTAGTAGTTATAATACTCTAATCTTTTTTTCTTGTCTTTGAATAATGACATCTCAGAAATATCCTTAACGCTTTTTTTGAATTGTTCTTTTTGTTTTTCAATAGTTTGCTTCATTGATAACTTTAACTTAGCAACTCTCTTACCTCTTAAGTTCTTATATGCCTTTGATTCTCTTTCTCTTGCGGTTCCTGCGATAGGAACATTAGCAATCTGAGTATACAAATTATCTCCACCATCTGTTGATTCCATTCCAAGTATTTGTCTTATTTCATTCCTTGAAATCCATTTATCACAACCTGCTGTAAACTCTGCCAATCTTGTTTCTCTATCAACTGGAGTTGGGTCTTCAAATGTCAGAAAGTATTCTTCTCCCCACTCTGGAATAATCAACGCCTCGTTTAGTTTGTTAACTAATTTATTCATCTCTGGAACAATTGTTTCTGATAAAAATATCTCTTGTGCTGTTTCTGCGTTTGCTCGGTTTACATCGTCAGTAACAGCTACAATTGGTTTTGGCACTTTAAATGCTATTAAAATATCATCTCTTGTTGCTTTTAATGATTCTATGAAATCCATCTCTCTTGGAGATAAACTAATTTGCTGATATTTCAATCCTGAGTCCAATACTGCTAACTTACTATTCTTTCCTAATCCTTTATGTTTCTTATTAAAATCATCACTAAGTTCTTGTCTTTGTTCTGCTGTTAATGGTTCTTCTGTTGTTAATAATCCATCAGGTCTCGCACTATTTAAGAACATATCTCTTTGATGTCCTATCGCATATTCCTCTACTTGAACTCTATTTCCTGCTGAAGATAATGGAGACATTCCAAAATGCTCATTTAATGGAGATGGTGCTTTGATATGTATTATTTCTGAAACTTCTACTCTTTCTCTTGTCCCGTCGTCGTTCATAATCTCGTAATAAGAAATATATTCTCCTCTATTACTAATTATGTTAACTCTATCAGGTCTGATATTCCATAACTCTACTATCTGTCCTTGTTCATTTCTTACTTTATAAATAAAAGAATCACCAGTTAACTTCCTGTTAATGGTGTCAATTTCTATCGCTTCCTCCTTAGTAAAGTATGGATTCCATTTATAAAGTAAATCTAATATCTCGTGGCTTTTTACTTCTTCGGTATCTCCGTTAGCGTTTATAATTTTATTTAGTTTGAAGTCTATACTTGCTACTTTTTCTGCTATCTTACTAACACAGGCATAAACATAAAGTGATTTTCCGTAAGCTGAAATGTTCTTCTGGTCAGTCCAATTCTCCCCTATTAATCTTTCAACTAAACCTAAAGAATTACCTGATAAATATCCTGTTTCACTTTTCTGAAATAATTTTTTTATATTATTAAGTATGCCCATTCCTCATTTGATTTATTTTATCAATCTAAGAAAATCCTGTCAAGGTTTATCCAATCCAAGTCACCGATGGTGCTGGCTTTTTAAGATATGTATAAACTGCATATCTGATACTATCTAAACAATTAGAAACTAATATTCCGTTAGCATAATAATTATGGTCGTTCTCAACTGTTAGATTGTAGACGTCTTCTTTTCCGCAACGCTCTCGCTTTACAATTGTTATGGCAAAATCTACTTCTCTTGGGAAAATATGTTTCATATTCTTTTCCGCATACTTCACATATCTTTTTATATGTTTTTTTATTAACCCAAGCTTCTTTTCCGTGATTTCTGTGCCATTCAATTCCTTCTTTAGAAGCGTGCCATTTTTTTGTAAGAGGTCTAATATTATCGCAATTTTCTCTAACTTTTTCTCTAAACTCTTTTCTTTTCCAGTTTTCTTTGAAGTGATTTGATAAATGCTCTGAAGCAGAGATAATTTGCAGATTTGATAATCTATTATTTGTTCTATCTCCGTCAATATGGTGGATATGGAATCCTTTTGGTATTTTTCCATTTTCTTTTTCCCATACTGCCCTATGCAATCTTGTTCTCCCATTAATACATCCGCCAACTGGGTTATAGTATTTACCATTCCAGTTATATCTTCTATTATCAAATATGATTGTTTTTTCCATAATAATAAATCTTTATAATCTTCTGTTATTATTATATCATCATAACTCAATGAATCAATAGCTACTTTTCCATTACTGGTATAAACATTATGGTCTCCTGTTCCAATTATACTTTTTCCATTTGATAAAGTTAATTTGATTACATCTTCATTTTCTCTTGTTTTTCTTGATAACAAAACTTTATTAAATCCATTTTCACTCTTAACTATATCTCCCTCTTTTATATCTTTTAGCTTTTTACTGCTTCCGTTTCTCATCGTTATTAGTGTTTCACCTGAAAGACAATGGTCCCCTATTTTAACTGGTTCATCTAAAACTCTGCCGTCTTTATCTGTTTTCCAGGAATAACTCCTTATTTCTTTCTGTAAATTAACTGATGATTTTAATATATGTATTTTGAATGTCTTTATAAAATCAATACCATTTTTAACATCTTTAATTGCTGGTCTAACTGCTATACCTGCTCGTATCATTTCTTTAATTCTTTGAGGTTCTGCCGCATCTGCGTATATCAATCCTTTGATTTCTAATCTTTTTACTTTTTCTATTAAATCAGAGTTAGTTAGATACTTGTTATAAATTAATTCTTCAACATATAAATCTTTCTCTTTTATTCCTACTTTGACAAGTGCTGATTCATTGTTATAACCAAAATCTAATCCGTATACAGTATCTAATCCTTCGGGCATTTCATCTACTAAATCCCAGTTAGAGTAAACTTTCTCCGTTGATATACCTCTTTCTCCTAATCCAAATATCCTCCAGTAGTTTTCATCTTCATCTTTCATTCTTTCAATTTCTTTGATAGTTTCTGCGTCTAAGAAAGGATTGTCTAAGTATGTAGAGTGTATAAACTCGCAATCTTCTCGTGGTAGTATCTTGTCATATATCCAGTGGAACTCATCAGAAGGATTGTAGTCCATAAAAATCTGTCCTGTTGTCCTTAATGCTAATTGCTTAAAGTCATCGTAGGTTAATTCATTTGCCTCGTTAATCCATAAATCTTTTCTCTTTCTGCCTCTAATTTTTTGTGGCTCATCTATACTGATAAACTCTGTTTGAGAGTTTCCCATTTTGTAAATTAAATCTGACTTATTTAGATTATTAGGATTGAAAAGCTTTAATGATTCTAATATGCCTATGTAATCTCTATATGCTGTTGCTTTTAATGCTGGTAGTGTTTTTCTACATATAGTAAATACTCCTTCTCTTTCTTGATATGCCCTAAGAACAAATAACTGAGCAATAGAGTATGTTTTAGAACTCCTTGTTGACCCCTGATTCACCACTATTCTCTTTTTGCTGTTCCAATTTTTCTGGAACACTGTTGTTGCTTCTATTTCCATTGACAATTTTTATTGTTATTGGTTCCTCTCTTATATCTAATGAAACAGGCTCATCTCTCCAATCTGGGTGTTTCTTTCTTAAAAAATTAAAAAGAGCCGTTTTGTCCTTTTCTACTATTGCTATACCTTTGTATATTTGTTCTGCGTCATCTAGTATCTGCTGGTCAATCTCGTGAATAATCTCAGCAAATGTTTTCCCGTCAATTATTTTTTTCTTTGATTTTAGCCATTGATAGTATCTCATCCTTGAAACACCGACAACTTTACAGCATCTTGTTATATTGCCGCCCAGATTCTTTTTATACTCCTCTATGAAGCTTATTCTTTTTTGTATGTTTATTGCCATATCTGTAAAGTATTGTTATTGTCTACTTTGAAAATATATGTCCACACTTAGGACAAACTATCTCCTTGTTTTTCTTTTCTCCCTCTTCGTATGTCTTTTCATACTCCTCCCAGTCAAAATTGAGCATTTTTAGCTTCTCTTCTACCTCTTCTTGCGTATATGGAAGCTGATATTCACCTGTATAAGATACTATTTCTTTAATTAAGGGTAGCAATTCTATCTCGTTAAATGGGACTTGTTGCTGAAAGAATATCGTTAATTCCCTTGCTTCTTGGTCTGACATCTTTCCTTCATTGTATATCAAAACCTCTTTGAACGCAAGGTCTTTACAAGCTGTCCATCTTTGCTCTCCATCAACTATCTCGTATGAATCAGGTTCAATCTCTCTTACTACAATTGGCATTCTTAATCCTTTCTTTCTGACGCTGTCCAATACTCTATTATAATCTTCTGTTCCTTTGTCCTTAGGATTCCAAGTATTAGGTCTTACTTGTTCTATTGGAACTATTTTTAATTTTTCTGGATTGAATTGTATTTTCATATTTTTTTAATTATTTAATCTTTCCAAACAACTCCTCTTTTCTCCCAGATTCTTGTTGTATTATCTTCAATTCTGAGTAGATTTTTTATCTCTGCGGCTAACAACTTACTATCATTATACCTGAAAGTTTTATTTTTTGTTATTCTTAGTCTTTCACTTTCTCTTAATGATGTAGCTCCAAACTTCATTCTTGATTGCCAAGTTGTTGAGTCACAGGAGTAAAAAGGATACTCTGTTAGCAATTGTCTGGAGGTTATCCCAAACCCGTGAACTTTTATGTCTTGTTTTGTATTTTTGAAAACATAATTAAAGTAGTTTTTCTTTTGAGTTTTGTTCAAACTAACTCCAGAAACACCACCGATTGCAATATATTTATTCGTTTTAATATAATCAAGGAGAACCTCTCTGTCTTTGCTATTATACTCTGAATAATGATAGACAGGAATCGGATTTAATCCATTAGCTTCTAAAAATCTCTGATTCTTTAATGTTTCTTCGTATGTTTTTACATCAAGGTTGGCATAAATTATATTTATATTCTCTGATTTTATGGCATTGATATAATCTCTATAATCTTCTACTGAGATTTCTACTCCACGGACCCTGGCAGAGAAACCACCACTATCTAAAAAAACTGAATCAAATTGCCTGCTCACTTCCCTCATTTTTTCTCCATTTTTGTCATTAAAATAGTAGAAACTCAAAAGAATATTTCTTACGCCTGCCCTTTTTAATTCCTCTCTTAAAAGTTTTGCTTCTGCTCCAGCAAAATATGCCTTCATAATTTCTTGCTACAAGACCACGGTCTCAATGTCTTGTCTGTTAAAAATACTTTTACTTCCAATTCACGTGGGTCAACTTCTTTCACAATTTTTTCAAATACCATGTCTGTGAGCCCTTCAATAAAGCAATTAAACTCTTGTTTGAAAAAAGCTCTATAACTAACTGCTTCAATTAACTTTTTTTTAGGAACATATTTTACTGTTATATTCAATTTTTCTTTTCTTTTTGAGATAGGACAGATATTCGTAATTTCGTCTATAAAATCAAACTCTATCAAAATGTTTCCATATTTATTTTCTATCGTTTTGAATCTGCGATTTTTTATCATAACGGGTCTATTAAATTATTACTATCAAATGCTTCTTTTCTTTCTTGGCAGGAACCGCATTTCCCGCAAGGTTTTTCTTCTCCCTTATAACAGCTCCAAGTTAAGGAATAATCCACCCCCATCTCTGTCCCTTCTTTTACTATATCACCTTTCGTTGAGTTTAGAAATGGAGCGTATACATCAATCGGTTTATAATTGGCTATCTTCGCAACTTCTCTTAACGCTACAATAAACTCTTCTCTACAATCAGGATAAATCGCGTGGTCGCCTGAATGGACTCCTAATGCTATTTCATCTGCTCCTATGTTAACTGCGTAACCAATTGCTATGCTCGCAAATATCATATTTCTATTCGGAACAACGGTTATTCTCATTGACTCATCTTGATAACTTTCTTCTGGAACTTCTATGTTATCACTTGTTAATGAAGAGTTAGATATTAACTCTCTTAGTGATTGGACATCAACAATTTTATGGTCTACGCTTAATTTTTTACAGGATAACTTCGCCATTTCTAATTCTTTCTTATGTCTCTGCCCATAATCAAAAGAAATAACAAATACATCTTTCTTCTCTTTTAATAATTTATAAAGTAGTGTTGTGCTATCTAATCCACCACTTAGTATTAGTATGCTTTTTTTCATAATTTTATTATATTTAATAGTTCTTGTCTTGCTTTATCGTCATCTCTAAATACTCCTCGCATTTCGCTTGTAATCATTTCGCTGTTGTATTTTTTAACTCCTCTCATCTCTTTGCAGAGATGTCTTGCCTTTATAATTAGAGCAACTCCCTTCGGCTCTATTATTCTTTCAATTTCGTCAACTATCTCCTTTGTTAATCTTTCTTGAACTTGTAGTTTTGCTGAATAGTAGTCAACTATTCTTCCAATTTTACTAATTCCGACAATCTTGCTGTCAGGAATATATGAAAAGAAGTAGTTTCCAAAAAATGGGACCATATGATGTTCACAGTAAGAAAAGAAGTAACCTGTATCAATAATCATCTCATCTACACTAATTCCATCGTGTCCATTTTCAAATACTGTTACTTTCGGTTTCTCGTTTTCATCATAGCCCCTAAAAACCTCTTTGAACATTTTTGCGACTCTTTCAGGAGTTCCACCTAATCCTTCTCTTTCATTATTATCTCCAATTAGTTGGAGTATTTCTTTGATGTTTTCTGCTATTTTTTCTGTTTTCATTTTTTTGCTAATTTATTATATGCCTCTCTTCTTCCCATAAACCAGATATTGTAATCTTGGAGAATATCTTAGTCGTTTTTTAACGCAGTAGTCCCAAACTTTTCTCATTATCTCTAAATCTTTTTTCTTATTGTATGTTGTTAATGGCATTAAACAAGTAGCAAAAGGTATCATATCAACTCCAATTGTCTCTAAATCAGTTACAACTTTAATGTCATAGTATTTTTTAGGGAGTTCTTCTTCTTGTATTTTTTGAAAGACTATTTTTGCTACATCTAAATCCTTAGGAGAGCAACTAATGTGTTCGCAATAAGAGAATACTTCCTTTTTTAATAAATCTCCATTTGTTTCAATATGTAAAGAAATACACGGATTCTCCTCTCTCGCTATTTCTACTACATTTTTAATATCTTCAAACTGTAATAATGGCTCTCCACCAGTAAAACAAATTAAATTATGTCCCGATTCTAAAATAATTTCCGCAACCTTTTCGCAACTATATTGTTTTCCTTCCGTATGATACTTAGTGTCACAGAACTCACAATTTCTTGTGCATCCAGAACATCTGATGAAAAGCATAGGAACTCCAGTATATTCTCCTTCGCCTTGTATTGATTCAAATATCTCGTTAATTTTCATAATCTGTAAAAATTACTGATGACTTATCGCCTTCAAAGACAGTTGCTTCAACTTCTATATCTTTATTGTATTTCTCAGAGCCAGCCTTTATTTTTTTAACTAAGTATTCTGCTAACCTTTCTGCCGTTGGAACTTCTAAGAAATCATTGAGATGTTTATGGTCTAACTCTTCTATTATGTCTTTTAATAATTTGAAGTCAATAACTACATCGTTTTTTAATTCTTCTGCCGTTACTTTTACCAATATCTTGTAAGTATGCCCGTGTAGATTATGACATTTTTCATTATACGCATTCGGCAATTGATGTGAACAGGATATTTCTGTTTTATATTTTAGTATATACATATTTTTTTACTTACTAATAATTAGTCCTTTTCCATCCTTAAACTTATCACATACTATCATCACTAAGTCAACGATAGCCCATACTCCTGAAATGTAAACTCCTACCATTGTCAAAGTTAGAAGTAACATAATTACTCCTGTTCCTGTTTTTCCTACATAGAATCTATGTATTCCTAATGCTCCTAAAAAGAATGCTAATAATATAGTTGTTGTTTTTTGTTTTTCCGATATTTGTTTCTCTGGTGTTTGTGTTTCCATATTTTTATTTTATTATGATTATTTATTTAATACTTTTCATTTTATTTGTTTATATTGCTCTTCTAATGTTTCTATTATTGAATCTAT